CGGCTCCTCAAGCGTTTTCAGAAGCGCATTCTGGCTCTGGATATTCAAGGTATCCGCTTTTTCGATGATATAAATTTTCTTTTCATACTGAAACGGCTTTAAATCCACCGTTTCCAGCAGCTGCTCGCGCACATCCTCAATCGTGTAGGTTTTCCCGTTTTTCAACGGCTGAAAATAAATCACGTCGGGGTGGTTGCCATGATTAAAGGCATGGCAGCTTTTGCAGCTGTCACAGGGGCGTTTTTCGCCTTCGCATTGCAGCGCCTTCGCAAAGGTGTTCGCAATCAACCGCTTGCCTGCCCCTGCGCCGCCCAGGAAAAGATAGGCATGGGCTTCTTCCGCTCGCGGCAGAACGCCTAAGCTGCTCCACCAAAGGGGTATTCCCTCGGATTTCCTCAAATGTATACAAATCCGCCGCTCCTTTCCTTGGATTTTTCCGGAATCAATATTTGTGGAACTGCGCCACATCCAGTACAAATACCGTTGCACCGCCGACCTTTACCTCAATGGGTGCCAGAATCAGCCCATGCATCGCACCGCAGGAGGAGGGCAGTGTCGCATACTGGGTACGCGCCTTGCTGTTTTCCTCGATGATTTTCAGCGCGCCTTCTACCTTTTCATCCTCCACACCTGTCATAATGGTGGTGTTGCCTGCGCGCAGGAAGCCACCCTTTGTGGAAAGTCTCGTTACCTGAAATTTTGCTTCGTTCAGATGAGAGATTACTTCGCTCGCATCCTCGTCCTGAATAATCGCAATGATGAGTTTCATAAAAACCCCTCCTTATTTTTGTGGCGCAAAGCCAAATACTCTGTCTAACGCTTTTCGGATATCCGCAAAGACAGCCTCGACAGGTCTGTCCGCATCAATATCCGCAATTCTTGTGCTGTTTTCCTTCGCAAGCTGTAAATAGCCTGCATACACCGCTTCATGAAATGCCGCCTTTTCCTGCTCCAGACGGTCAAGCACATGCCCGTCCTGTCGGTTTTTCCGCGCCATCCCCGCCGCAGGGGTGATGTTCAGAAAAATCGTCAGATCCGGCTCCACGCCGCCTGTCGCAATGCGGTTTACCTCTGCCACCATATCCCCAAGACCTCTGCCGAAGCCCTGATAGGCAATGCTGGAATCGGTGAAACGGTCAGAAAGCACCGTCTTTCCTGCCCTGAGTGCAGGAAGAATTTTTTCCTCAACATGCTGTGCGCGCGCCGCCGCATACAGCAGCATTTCCGCACGCCCCGTCAAGTCCCTGTTGGCAGGGTCAAGAATCATCTCTCGGATTTTTTCTGCCATCGGCGTACCGCCCGGCTCTCTGGTCAGAAGGACTTCCTGCCCCATCTCTGTCAGATATGCCTCTATTTTCTGCATCTGTGTGGATTTGCCGCTGCCATCGCCGCCCTCCAGGAGGCGGGCAACAAGGCCAGCCGGGACATGATCTCTGCCAGCTACCGCACCCACGTCAAAATCAATTCGATGTGCATTGAGCTTATCCGGCAGTTCTACGACGAGACCCGCTCGTTCCGCATCACGGGCCAGACGCCTGGCAGCTACCAGTTCATCGACATGAACAACGCGGGCATCAAGGAGCAGGAAGTGGGCCAGACCTCCGACGGCCTCCCCCTCTACCGCAAGCCCATCTTCGACCTGAAAATCAAGGCCCAGAAGAAAAACCCCTTCTCCCGCATGGAGCAGAACGAGCGGGCCAAGGAGCTGTACGGCCTGGGCTTCTTCAACCCGGAGCGGGCGCAGGAGGCGCTGGGTGCTCTGGAAATGATGGAGTTTGAGGGCATCGACAAGGTGAAGGAGCAGGTGCAGAACGGCCAGACCCTTCTCAATATCTGCCAGCAGATGTCCCAGCAGCTCGACCAGATGGCCCTTATCATCCAGACCCTCACGGGCAAGGACATGGGCATCGGAGCGGCGCAGCCTACCGGCGGCGGCCAGCGAGGCCAGGCGGCAGGCCCCGCGCCCTCCAGCGAGAAGGACAGCCTTGCAAGCGGCATCATGGAGGCCCAGCATCCCATGACCGGCTACGGGGAGCGGCTGGCAAAGCGCAGCACCCCCAGCATGGGCAACGAATGACGGGAGGCGACGTGTTATGACCCAGGTTTATGCCGAACGGGACGGCCAGCGCTGCATCCTCTCTGCCCAGGGCCACGCCACCGGCAGCGTGGAGGCGTGCGCGGCGGTGTCCGGCATCCTTTACGCCCTGGCCGGATATGTGACCAACGCCATGCGGGAACGCTATGTGGAGGTCTACACCTGGCGGATGGAGAGCGGCGATGTGCAGCTCGACTTCGACGGGGACGACGGCACGGCGGCGGCCTTTGAGATGGCCGTCATCGGCCTTGCCCAGGTGGCCCAGGCCCACCCGGAGCAGGTCCAGGTGGAGTGCCGGGAAGAAAAATAAAAATTTTTTCCGAGTTCGGGGCGAAAAGCGGAAAAGCATTTGATACGCTTATACTGTCCTCCTGCTTCACACCATGCGGGGCGGCGGTCACGGTGGGGACCGGGCCGCTGCCCTGGTGAAGTCAGGGACCGATGCACGGGGGCGATACACCCGCGACGAAAAAGGAGGCAATCCTATGAACTTCAAGCATTTGCTGGACATCCGGCTGAACCTGTTCGACGGCGGCGGTGCCGCAGGCGGAGCAGGCGCAGGGGCGGCGGCCTCTGGCGACGGAGCACCCGGCACACAGGGCGAGACCCAGGCATCCCCCGCATCCACCCGGCGGGGAAAATCGGGCGAATACCAGAATGTCATCTTCGGGAAGCAGGCCAAACCGGCGGAGGCTGGCGAGGGCGGAGACCCGGAGGGACAGCAGCGGTCCTCCGACGCCGGGAGCGACAACAAACCGGACGCGAGCACCACGTCCAATACTCTGGAGGCCAAACGCAGGGCTTTCCAGGACCTTGTGAACGGTGAGTACAAGGACATCTACACCGAGGAGACCCAGCGCATCATCGACCGGCGCTTCCGGGAGACCAGAAACCTGGAGCAGCAGGTGGGCCAGTATCAGCCTGTCATTGATATGCTGATGCAGCGCTACCAGATCGGCGACGGCGACATGGGCAAGCTGTCCCAGGCCATCGAAAATGATGACGCATACTGGTCCGAGGCCGCCGAGGAGGCGGGGATGTCCGTTGAGCAGTACAAGCAGTTCCAGAAGCTCCAGCGGGAGAACGAGGCGCTTTTGCGCCAGCAGCGCCAGCGGCAGAACGACCAGCGGGCGCAGCAGCAGCTCCAGCAGTGGTACGGCGAGGCCGAACAGGTCAAGGGGCTGTACCCCAGCTTCGACCTCAACGCGGAGGTCAAAAATCCCCAGTTCCTCTCCATGCTCCGGGCGGGCGTTCCCGTCCAGCACGCTTATGAAGTGGTCCACATGGACCAGATCAAGGCGGGCGTGGCCGCTATGCAGGCCAAGGCCACGGAGAAGCAGGTGGTGGACGGCATCCGCGCCAAGGGCGCAAGGCCCCAGGAAAACGGCACGACCTCCCAGGGTGCATTTATCGTGAAGGATGATGTTTCCAAGCTGTCCAAGAGGGACCGCGCGGAGATCATCCGCAGAGCTGCACGGGGAGAGCACATCGAGTTTTAAGCCTCTCCCCAGAAGGGAGATTTTAACATGAACACCATCCGCAAATTCATTCTGCTGCCCGTCGTGCTGAACCTGTTTGATGCAGTCATCAACAAGACGACCAGCGCAACCACCGGGAACAACCTTTCCGGCGAGATGAAAACCTTCTACTCCGACTATCTCATTGATATGGCGGAGCCGCTGCTGGTCCATGACCAGTTCGGACAGAAGCATCCCATCCCCAAGAATGGCGGTAAGACCATCGAGTTCCGCAAGTATGACCCCCTGCCCAAGGCCACCACGGCCCTGACCGAAGGTGTGACCCCCGAAGGCCAGAAGCTCAACATGGGCGTCATCACCGCGACTGTGGCGCAGTACGGCGGCTTCATCGAGCTGTCCGATATGCTGCTGCTTTCCGCCATCGACAACAACCTGGTGCAGGCCACCAAGCTGCTGGGCAGCCAGGCGGGCCGTACCCTGGACACCATCACCCGCGAGGTGCTGAACGGCGGCACCAACGTGCAGTACGCCGAGGGCCAGGTGGACAGCCGCGCCAACCTGTGCGGCGGCAGCACCACCGACAGCCAGAACCACTACCTGACCGTGGACGCTGTGCGCCGCGCTGTCCGTTACCTCAAGGTGATGAACGCGCCCAAGATCAACGGCTACTACGCGGGCATCATCCACCCGGATTGCTCCTACGACCTTATGAGTGACCCCAAGTGGGTGAACGTCAAGACCTACTCCGACCCCGACGGCATCTACGAGGGCGAGATCGGACGCATCGAGGGCGTCCGCTTCGTGGAGACCAGCGAGGCCAAGGTCTTTACCCACGCGGGCAAGGACTACGAGACCGGCACCACCGCCAGCGGCACCGTCACCCCCAAGGCATCCGCCCGTGACGTGTACTCCACCCTCATTCTGGGTGCGGACGCCTACGGCGTGACCGAGATCACCGGCGGCGGTCTCCAGCACATCGTGAAGCAGCTCGGCTCTGCCGGTACTGCCGACCCCCTGGACCAGCGCGCCACCGCAGGCTGGAAAGCCACCAAGGTGGCCGAGCGCCTGGTGGAGGCGTACATGGTCCGCATCGAGACCTGCTCCACCTTCAACAGCTAATCACCTGGGCCGCCTGCTTTACGGCGGGCGGCCCCACATTCTGACCAACAGGAGGTATTTACACTATGGCTGCCAAGAAAGA